ATGCGTACCACCAAAATCGTCCACGTCGTCAGCTGCCATGCCGAAGGGGAAGTCGGCGACGTGATCGTCGGTGGCGTCGCGCCGCCGCCTGGCGAGACCGTCTGGGAGCAATCGCGCTGGATCGCCAAGGACGAGACACTGCGCAATTTCGTGCTGAACGAGCCACGGGGCGGTGTCTTCCGGCATGTGAACCTGCTGGTGCCGCCGAAGAACCCCAAGGCGCAGATGGGCTGGATCATCATGGAGCCGGAGGATACCCCTCCGATGTCGGGATCGAACTCGATCTGCGTTTCCACCGTCCTTCTGGACAGCGGCATCATTCCGATGACGGAACCTGTGACGAGGATGGTGCTCGAAGCGCCGGCCGGGCTCGTCGAGGTCGAGGCCCATTGCCGCAACGGCAAGGCCGAACGCATCACCGTGACCAACGTGAAGAGCTTCGCGCAGAAGCTCGATGTCGCGCTCGATGTCCCCGGCATCGGAACGCTGACCGTCGACACGGCCTATGGCGGCGACAGTTTCGTGGTCGTCGACGCCGAGCAGGTCGGTATCGAGCTTATCCCCGAAAATGCGCGGCTGATCGCCGAAACAGGGATCAAGATCACCAACGCGGCAAACCGGCAGTTGGGCTTCTCGCACCCCGAGGACACGGGCTGGAATCACATCTCGTTCTGCCTCTTTGCCGGAATACCCTATCGCGAGAATGGAGAGCTACTGGCGAAATCCGTCGTCGCCATTCAGCCCGGCAAGATCGACCGCTCGCCGACGGGAACCGCCGTATCGGCGCGCATGGCGCTGCTCAACGCGCGCGGCCAGTTGCACGAAGGCGAGAGCCTGACGGGCGTTTCGATCATCGGCACGAAATTCGTCGGCAAGATCGTCAAAGAGACGACGATCGCGGGCCAAAAAGCGATCGTTCCCTCGATCACAGGCAGCGCCTGGATCAGCGGCACCGCCCAGCTGATGCTCGATCCCTCCGACCCGTTCCCCGGCGGCTACAAGCTCTCCGACACCTGGCCGATGCTGAAGTAGGGGCGACGATGCCGATAAGTGCTGGAAAAACTGGAGCGGGTGAAGGGAATCGAACCCTCGTATTCAGCTTGGGAAGCTCGACTTAATCCCCTGTTTTCATGTGCTTGAATGTAAAACAACGGATTTCCCGTCAGAGATTGTCGAATAATATCAGTAGTGGTGTAAAACTTCGACGCGGCTAAAGCGTGGCGTTTTGGTACCATCCTGCTGATCCAACGGCAATGAACTCAAGTGTTTGTTGGAGACATTGAATGCAGCAATTTGCACACTCATTTGCGCCGACCTCACATCCTTTCATGTTCACCAAATCCTTCGCGGAGACTGCCGCCAGCTACTTAGAGCACGGCGGAGACGACCGGCACCTTCAGCCCATCATCGACCATTTCGGCGATCGAAACCTAGCGACCATCTTCCCGTTCGACGTGAAGCAGATGGCGATCGACCTCTACCCGACACAGAGCAACGCCACCCGCAACCGCCAGGCGCTCACGCCGGCACGAGCCGTCATCAACCACGGATATGAGCGCGGCTGGTGCAACCTGATTCGGATCAAGAAACTGAGGGAGGAGAAGCCGCTTCCGAAAACGCCAGCATCGCCGATTTGGATGCATGCGTTTATCCGTCGCTGCGATCGAGACGGACTGCCGCACCTGGCGGCGCTGGTGCTCTTCATGGCGCAGACTGCGGCCAGAGTGAGCGAAGCGGTGAACTTGAGGTGGAAGGACGTCGACCTGCCTGCGCGGCGGGCGATGATCTTGAAGACGAAGACGGGCACCAACTCAATACGGCATTTGACCGACGAGCAGGTCTCGCGGCTGCGCGCTATGCGAGGCAGCGAGCCTGACGATGCTCCGGTGTTTCGCTACCGGAACCGCCACGCCGTCAATGAGCGCATCAAGGCCGTCTGCAGGCGAGCCGATATCAGCTATAAGTCCTCGCACCTATGTGGACGCCACACGTTCGCAACAACCGCAATTGACCTCGGGATGGATGTAAGGACGGCTATGGAGGCTGGCGACTGGAAAACCGCCAGTATCTTTCTAGGAATCTACGTCCACCCTCGGCAAAACTCCGGGCGCATCGTCGCCGATCGCTTCAACGCCGTACAATTCGACGCAGTGGTTTAGTACCCACAGTTGCAGTTCTCCTAGGTTTATGGAATGGAGGTGGTGAGACACTAACTTTGGTTGGGATAAGAATGAAGCCCGCAATTTTCGCCTTCGCAATTCTTGCGTTAGGAAGCTCTCCGACGTTTGCCGAGGACGGCTGCAAAACCATAGGCGAGGCCGCCAGGAGTATTATGCAATCCAGGCAACAGAACGCGGATATGTCTGGAATGATCGCGATGGCAGAGAAGCAGCCCGATGCAGAAGCAAGAGCGATGGTGAAGAAAATGGTGATCGAGGCCTATAGCAAGCCCGGCTTCGCGACGGAAAGCAACCAAGCCAGAGCAGTGGCGGAATTCTCCAACGAGTATCAGCTGGCTTGCTATAAATCTGCGGGCTAAGCCAACCAGGGCGGCGCGTTCGACAAATGGGCGGAATTGGTGAGCGTAGAAGATCAGAATTCACTTAAACTGAAGGCGGCTCGCGCCCAACTTGGCACGGCCCTCAGTCTATTCATTCACGATATGGACCCGATATCAGTTCAGGTGCTCGCGTGCGGAGGCGGCGAAGTTATCGAAGGATTAGCTCGTGCTCACTCACTCCCCACCCTCACCGAGCATATTCAAAAAACCTACCCCGACGTTAAGATCGGGAAGATCAAAGCGATCCGCAATGAAAACTGGAACGCATTCAAGCATTACTCGGGCCGAGGGGGTGACGAGGCGCGCGATGACCTCCATATCCTTGGCACATTTGACGACACGATGAATGACGCAGTGCTGTTCCTGGCGTGGACCGACTACCTCGCACTCGTCGGCAAACTACCGGTTGAAGCACAAGCTTTTCTTGCTTGGTATTACGCAGCGTATCCTGAAAAACTCGCAAACGAAAAGTTCCAGGCCGACTATCAATCGATCTTCCCCAACCTACCAAAACAAAGCCGGAAAAAGCAAAAACGTCGTCTCCGTCAGCAAATCGAAGAATTCCGCAACGAAGTCCAAGCCGATGTCGCGACTGAGCGTGAGCCTCTTATCGCGGCGAATACCTACTTGGATTAGGTGGCACTCCATGCCGGAGTGCAACAAGGTAACCAGCGCAAAGCCTTAGCGTCTTGTGAGGTCTATGGCCTTGCCAATGGATTGTTAGCTTTCTTGGCGGCGATGCCTCACGCCTGGCGCGGCTTATACCGGTCATTGACCAGGCTGCCTTCAGGCACGATATTCCGCCGATGACCGACCCGACCTCATTCAACGAAATCCATCTGATAAATCACACCGTCGTTCACTGGCTTCATGCCGACGAAGGATGGGAAATCGCAGCCTACCGCACCTCCAGTGGCGGCGGCATGATGAGATCGGTGACCGGCGACTTGATAAAGAGAACTTCAGCGGGCGGACCCGGCACCCAAGAATTCAGCGACGCGCTTGGTGCGGTGATGTTGATCACATGCACAAAGCTTCAGAGTGACCGCTTAAACGGTCCACGACGCTAGCCGGATTGCTCAGATCGATCGGCGATGCTACCCGCCTTGTGCCGTCCGTTGCCTCTCCATTCGATCGAGCCGCTCGCGAAGGTCGAGGATCACGTCACGTGTGCCGTAGACGTTGCCCTGCGCTTCCTTCATGTCGGTCAGCTGGCGCTGCTGGTCGAGGAAGCGCTGATCATAGGCGGCGAATACACGGTCCAGCTCTGCCCGTGGCACCTGGGCATCTCGAAGCTCTTTGACGTTGGCATCGGTACGAGCTCGGTCCTCGGCTGACCGCCCCGTTCGCCATTCAAGCTCTTTGTTCGTCACCATCTTGTCGACGACGGTAGCAAGGGCGGTTGCCGTGCTCGATCCTTGAACCTTCGCGTCGTCCCTTATCTGGGCGATGTTATCCTTGATCGGCTGCAGGGCGAGATAGCCGAGGCCGCCGAGGATCGTGATCGAGACAGTGCAGAACCCGATGATAATCGGCCACTGTGTCTTTGCCCCACCTCGGACGTCATCCGACAATCCTCGGATCTGTGATGCGATATCAGTAAAGCTTTGCCGCATCCGCATATCGAGGTCGGCGATTCTTGTCGCCTGGTTCTCGACCCGCTCGCCGAGCTGGACGTATTTGGTTTCTGGATCGAAGTGGCCGTTGCTAGGCATATCGTTATTCCCTGCCATTAAATGCGCTACCCCTGCCCTTGCGATGCGATGCGATGTTATCTGGCGGCTGAATTGCTCTTAAGGCCGGCCGCCTGATTATTATTGAAGTCGAAGCAACGCCGCTTGCTGGCGTTTGCCTTGTCCACTTGCCCCCGCTCTCGATCGAGAGTGTTCAGTTTGCTTTCGCCGGGGATTAGCGGCGCGTGTGGCGTGTCGGCTCCGCATTCCGCCGGCTGCGGTCCTATATTGATGCCGGCGTTGACGACGCCCTGTCGCCTGCCGGCATCCTTTATGCGGTCAAGGTCGGCGCCGCAGGAACTTAATGTCATCGTCAGTAAGACCGTCATCACGACCTTCGGCGCGGTTCTTGGCGGCATGGTCCTTCCTCTCCTGCTCAGCTTGAGCATCGTCCTGTTGATCTTTTTGAAGCTGATTTCGGTACTGGACCTGGTAAGCGTCCATGACCGTCTTGTAGCTCTCGGCCTGGCGCTTGAACTCGTCGCGCTCGGTTTCTGCTGCGGTCTTCTCGGAAAGCAGGACGTATCCGGAGAGAAGCTTCTGATCGTGCTCGTGGAGCCACCAGCGGAAGACGCCCACGGCAGCGCCGATCAGCAGAAGCCCGCCGATGATCGAGCCGGCCCATCTGCCCAGAGGAGTAGCGAGTAAGGCAATCACGGCTCCACCTTCACGCTGGTATCGACAGCGCCCTGATCGACGGCCTGTTGCGCGAGGTCCGTCTTGCGCTCCACGTTCCGCTCCCAGACAGCGCCGAAGACATAGGAACCGATGATCGCGCCCATGAGCAAGATCAGGTTCATGGCGATGGTGTCGCTAAGGGCGATCGGGCGCCCCCAGACAGCGAGATAGGTGATGATACCCGCGCACCAGAGCAGCACCAGGATGATGATGCGGCGGCGGACTGCCCAGTCGGGTGATGCTATGTGATCCATGAAGAGCTTCATGCCTGCAGCGCCTTCAGGAACAGGCGGCCGTAGCCGGCGATCTTCTCCGCCTGGTCAGTGCCGTTGATGATCTTGCGAGCGCCTGCCCAGTCCTCACCTTTCACGGTGAAGTAGTCGCCCAGCTTCTTGGTGGTGAACAGACCTCGCGCCATGCCCTCGAACATGATCTTGACGGCGACGTCATCGCGCATTGCGAGATCCGGGTTGCCAACTAGGTCGGCGCCGACGAGCGGCCCCATCCGCTCGTAGTTGGCCTTGTGGGTGAGCTGCACGAGCCCACGGCCCAGCCACGACTTGCCCTGCGCATCCTTGCGCCAGTAGGCCGACTTAACCCAAGGCATCCGACCCTTTGCCCACGAGCTTTCCAGGCGGGCAATGGCCTTGTCGACCGTCGGGTTGGTGGCCTCGTCCGGCTGGCGGGTCTCGATGACTGGCTGCATGGTTCGAGCCGTCTCGTGGAAGCCCGTCGCCAGCATGTAGGCCAGCCAGCGCGAATCGATGACAGCCTTCGCTGCCTCGTCGAGGATGGCCTCCATCCCCTGTACTTGAGACGCAGTGAGCGAGCCGCCGAACAACGAGGTTCGAACGCTCGCGAAGAATCTCGATCGGTTCATGATAGTCTCCGATGTGTGGTATCAGTGGATCAGTTCGGCGCTGCAACAAGCATAGCGCGTCGACATTTCTGGCCTTGGAAACACAACTCGATCTAAGTCGGCCTAGACTTTGGCGAGCAATTAATTCAAAGCTGCGCTTCTCCAAAAACGCACGCTCTGGACGAAACATGCTCAACATCGGAATAGGACGACAGATCGAACGAGTTTTCCCCGGGTCTATTCAGACATTGGCCAAGATTACCGGATACTTGAGCAAGAGCGGTCGGGACAGAAGAGTTGCTACGAAGCACGCCCAGACAGCGGAGGCTGCAGCGGCGGCGGATGACGCCGAAATTATGTCGCGGGCTGAGGCGATCTTAGCGGAAGCTATATCCCTCGGTCGGGATGGAAATTTCACCATCGTTCCGAGCGTTTTTCCTGTTTCAGCGACAGATAACTGCAACCTTGCATGCATCATGTGCCCTGGTCACACCGGCATGAAAGGGCCAGCACTTACATTTGAGCAAGCAGAAGGAATTTTCGCATCGCTCAACTCAAATCGTGCCAGTTTCGGGAAACCCGTCTACCTGGATGTTACCGCAGGCGAAGCCACTCTCAATCGAGATCTCCACAGGGTATTTAAGAGCTTCAGGGAGCGTTTTCCCGAGGCAACTATCTCCGTCATCACTAATGCCACGCTTCCCTTACGTGGTCGGGTGACCGAGATCTTCGAACATGCAACTGCTGTAGCGATTTCTATCGATGGTGCCACAAAGGAATCCTACGAAAGGATCAGACGTGGTTCCCGGTTCGAGAACGTGATCCGGAATGCGAAGGACATCTGTGCGCTCAAGGATGGGAACGTTCAGGTGATCTTTGTTGCCATGGATCAGAACATCGCCGAGATGGCCGCGATGGTCAGGCTCTGTTCTGAGATCGGAGCGAAGCAACTCATCATTCAAGGGGTTGAACAAGGATCTTCTCCCTTCCTCAGGGAAGGCGACAGTATGGCTTTCGACGCCCCCGCAGAGTTGCTTAAGAAATACTTGGTGGAAGCTCAACTTGAGGCGGATCGTTTGGGCATCATGTTCAGCCCCACGCCTGGCGTGAGAGACAAGGCAAACACCTCCCCAATATCTACCGTGGAAAAGAGAGATCCAATTGAGGCGCGCAAAGCCTGGCTGCAGGGCGTGAAGATGTGTCACGTCCCTTGGACCATAGCACCAAGAATGAATCACACTGGCGACAAGCTTACGCCAACCAGGGCCTGCTGCCATATGCCTGGCAACAAAATCGGCATCGGCGGCTTCAGAGAAGAATTCGCTGACATGCCAGTTGGTGAACTATACAACAGCCAACGATACTGGGACATCCGGCAGGGTCTATTGGATGGATCAATCTCTAGAGATGCCTGCAAAGGCTGTCAGTATGCCGACAGCTACCAATGGACTGCCGCGCAACTACGCGAGATTGAAGCGGGGATCGAGCAGGCAAAAAGCATGGGGACTGAGGCTGCGTAGAGCCCCAGATCCCACTCAAATATCCGACGTCCAGTCTACTGCGTTGATCGCATCGGCGGTTGAGGCCGACATGACAGTTGCGGAAAGCTGCGCCAGCCGTGTCTGACATGACACCACATGGGCCTTTCCGTCCGATCCAGCCTGCTGGATTTGTGCAGCCGCATGAGGACGGTATGCCCACTCGCCCCCCTCATCCTCACACCAGAAAGGCGTTGCCCAATCCAAAGGCAGATCAGGCAGTAAGCTCGCGGTCACACTGCCCATCATATTGATCTGATCAATGACGCCACTTGGATATCTGTGCGCGACACCGAGCGCGTCAGAGGAATAGCCACCAACGATTGCAAGAGCACAGACTGATGTGAGGGCGGCTATACGAAACGCTCTCACATCATCAAGATCCGGCGCCGGGGGAGGAACGAAAGCTCGATCAACGAATGCCCATCCGATTTCAACCTCTGCCGGCGCAGGAAAGAACTCTTCAGCCACTTCCGGCACATAAATCTCTTGGATTTTGAACTCCTCGGAAAGATCGACGACCTCAACAACCAATCCATCAACCACACGTGCGTAAATCATGTTCTCACCACTTAATGAAGATTGCGCCGACTGCACCACTTCCACCCGAGTTGGCGCCGGCACTGCCAGATCCACCACCGCCACCCCCAGGAGAAGCTCCGGGGCCAGCAATGCCGAACCCGCCGCCACCGCCTGCCCCGCCGAATGACGACGTGCCGCCTGGGCCGCCGCTGACACTCGCGCCCGCCGCGCCGGCTGTGCCCGCACCGCCTGTCGCGTTGATGTCGCCGCCAGTCGCAGCACCACCTCCACCGCCGTTGCCAGTAGGATTGGGGCCACCGCCAGTGCCACCATTGCAGGTGACCACGCCGCCAAAGGAAGTCGTGCCGCCAGCAGATCCAGACCCGCCGGCGCCACCACCAGCACCATTTGCACCGACCGTCCCCGTGAGAACCTGACCGGGTGTTACGTTGATCCTTTTCCGCGCATATCCACCACCACCGCCGCCGCCTGCGGAGCCATTGCCCCCGGCACCAATGCCGCCACCGCCAGCGCCGCCGCCCCAGCATTCGACTTCAATGATTGTCACACCGACCGGAACGGTAAACGACATTGCTCCCGCAGTGTTGAAATACTGCTGACCGGCGCCGAAGCCGTAACGGATTGCCGATACGATTATCCATCGGTCTCCGGTCGCGTCGAAAGCAAACTCGGCTATCGTGCCTGCGATGAGCTCGCCTCGGGCGAGCGCACCGCCATCGAACTTGACGATGGGCTTATTCCCCAAGCCATTGAGGTTGAGAGTCGCGGCTGCGGTGTTTGTATTGGTCAACATCAGCCGGATTGCCAGTCCCGTGAAAAGCGTCGGCGTCGGTGACAGGACAGCAGTCAGGGCATTCGCGGCGCCACCGGCTACCGCAAAATTCATCTTTTGCGACTGAATGGCCGAGGCGAGCTGAAGCACATCGTCGGGTGTAAAGCCTGATTTTGCGATGACGTCGACAATCTCGCGCTGGGTCCAGTTCGGAAAGCCAGCAGGAATTTTCGAGCCGCTATTCACGCCAGCGCTGTAGTCGACGTAAGGAGCATCCGGATCCAGAGATCCGTATGGTTTCTGATATTTCATGGCGAAACCTTTCGGGTATCAATCGGCAATGAGGATTGGCGTGGTCCAGGCTGGAGCGACGCGCCGCAAGACGCACATAAGGCGATCGGCGTCGCCGATATCGAAAAGCGGGTCGAGGCCGCACTGAGAAAATCCAGCGGTGAAGAAATCAATGGCGAGGTCGCTCACACGGACGATCCAATACGTCTCTTGTCGAGGATCGCCGACCACGTGCTCTCCACCGCAGACGGAGAAGCCGCATTCAAAAATCGCAGGCTCTTCGATGGTTATCGTGAACCCGTAACGCGCAGCCAAAGTGATGAAATCCTGCGGCGTACTCACCTGCTGGCTATTGACCTTGGCCTCCAAGGCTCGAAGCCGTTCTGCCGCAGATGTTTCTCCGGTCACGCAATTGTCAGGAAGACCATATTCGACCTCCCACTCCGGGAGGAGGTCATCGATACCGGATAGGGTCGCCTCTCGCGCTAGCGCCCAGAGGCGGGCGTAAACGAGGGCGAAAGGAGATACCAGCACCCGCGTGAATGCTGCCAGGCGACTGTCAAGGCTGACGGCCTCTCCATCTGGAGAGCCGAACGCGGGTCCCGTGGGCCACATCGCCAAGGCTGCACCGAGCAGATCTTCAGCGCTCGGATTGGACAACACATCATCCACAAGAGGAGGCCGGCTGCTACTCGATGGACCTGCCCCGGTCGACGTTATCGTTACAAGAGCAGGATCACGAGCCATATGTGACAACCCCAAGCGTTGGGAACCGGCCATCGGTTAACGTGACGTCACCGACCGGCAGAGCAAGAACGTGACGATCTTCACCCGTCACGCCAGAGATGGCTTCTCCAATCCACGATTTGGAGACGGTGAAAGTGTCTCCAGGAATACCCGGCCTGCACTTAGCGAGAAACATCGCCGTGATCGCAGCTGAAATGCTCGCTCGGATCTCCGTGGTATCACTCGACAATCCGTTGATCGTGACATCGATCGGGTTGGCAACAGGCGCAAGTGCGACGGTATTGTCGACCCGGATGAGGCGCTTGGTATCGATGTAGGTCTGCACAACGGCTACATCGGACGGCTCCGGGATCAAGTTTACCCGGTTGGCGAACAGAAAATAGACCCAGACAGTGCCAGGTGACGCCGCCCTGAATGCCCAGGCAGCAACTACGCCAGAGACCTCGCGGGCATAGCGCTCATAATCCGTCAGAGATCCCGCACCTGGCGGGTTTCGCTTTCGCTGCAGGCCACGTTGGCGCAAATCTTCGATGCTTTCGAGATCGGCACCACCCCCCAGACCTGCAGACGAAACCGTGAACTGCGCAGAGAGATCCGGGTATAGTCCAGGGTCAGCCAAACTGACCGCACCGCCCGCATCCCTGTTTCCATTCGCACCTTTGGTTTCCGCCGAGACCGCGAAGGATATTGATCCGTCGTTGGCTGCTGTCGCGTTGGAAGTTGAGATGTATATTACAGAGGCGGAGACAAACCTAACTCCCGCAGGATACACAGCGGCCGGTGTGCCAGTGCCAGTGATCGAGCCAACCGCTGGTGTCGGTTGCTTGCGATAGATCCCGACATCCGCACAATGCTGGATAACAAACTGCTCGGCCGCACTGTAAAGAAAGATCTGCCTCGCGAGCCATCCGGCGCGCAGCTCAAGCTCATGGCCGAGGCCGGCCAGCACCTTCACGACGATGGTGACGAAGTTGTTTTTCAGGCTGGTGTCTGTGCCCGGCAGATACTGCCGAAAGTACCCGCGCGCACGCGACGATAGTTCATCCAGCGAGCGGATAGGCCACGCCATCGATCTGCCTCCATAAGCTTTCAAATTTTCGTTGATAGATGCGGGCGCCGTCACGACCGTAGAGCGAAACTTCACAGTCGAGCCGGTTCGCGGGCCGATCAGCGGTCGCGACCGCTTCAACGCGGGACACCACACCCTGATCGATCAATGGCTGCAGAGCCTCGATCGCATAATCCTGCGCGTCGATCTCGATGCCGTCGTAAAGCGACTGCCGGCGCAGCAGCCACCAGCGCGAGCCGATTGGCCCCTCGCCATCCATCTGATCGAAGCTATCGCCGAACCAACCCCTATTTTCCTCGCCTTCGCGCAGCTCGCTCTCCTCGACGCGCCGATCGGTCATGAGGTGAATGAGGACCTGTGTCGCAAGCCCTTGCTCCGCGCGAAAGTCGCCAGGTGCGGACGGGTGGTCTGATGCGTTGATGAGGAGATCGCCGACAAACCCGTTCCAGCCGAGATCCGGCGCGCGGTAAGGCTCGGCGCTATCACCCTTGGGAATGATGCGAACCACTGAAATCCTCGCTTATGTAGAGAATGCGCGCTTAAGCGCCGTTGTTGCCGTCGCTGTCGGTGATCACGCCTGAGGCAGTGATGTTTCCGTTGACCTGCAGATTGCCGTTGATCGTTGCAGGACCATTTAGAACCCAGCCCCCGGCTGTCGTCGTGATCGTGCGCGCGCCGACGTCGACAACAATGCCAGTTGCGATGAGTTTCTGGATGTTGCCGAATGCATCGTAGATCGCGACCCCGCCCTTGGGCAGCACCGGACGCTTGTCCGGGTGCTCGCCGCCGATCATCATGGCAAAGTCCGGATTGCCGGGCTGCGGCAGCACAAAACCCATGCCGCCTGCTATGGGGCTCGACGCGAAACCATGCGGCTCCGGTCGATACACCTTTGTCCAGGCGTCGTTGTAAGCACCCCGACCGGAAACAAACTGTTGGCCACCTTGCTCTACAACACGCCCATCAAGATCGATGCGGATCATTCGTCTATATACTCCGCATCGACGACTGCGGGCGCCGCATACCCGCTAGCGGTCTTGCCGCGCGGGTTTTCGCCGCCGAGCGCACGCGGATCGGCAAGCGACAGCGTAGCCTTGGTCATATCGCCCTGCTCGAAAACGATGCCCTTGATAATCATCAGCCCCTCGATGCCGAGCCAGTCGTCTTCCACGGCGACCAGCCAGTTCGGCTGCCAGATCATGCCCACATCGTCCCGCCACCCGGTGACCGGAATGCTCGCCGTGACCCCATTGCCGGCGGCGCGACGCCCCGTCCATCCGGCACGTGTCTTCATCCGGTCGAGCGTCGTCTCACCTTCATGTACCAAGATCAACGGCCTCCGACGCTTGACGCCTCCGTCGCGGACGGAGGTCTGCGGCCGGAGTTGCTGTTTTGCGGTCCCCTCCGTTGTCTGCCCGCGCACATTGATATCGCTGTAGCGGCCGGACTCTGTGAAGCTCGCCGACGCACCAGGCAGGATGTTTTGACCTCGCCTCAGAGTGCCAACATGCGTACCGCCTGGCTTGCTGGCGATCATAATCTCGCCCTTGGCGGTGTCATGGATCAAGGCGCCGCGTCCACGCGCCCGACGTTCGATCGAGCTAAAAGGGCTTTCGCCGAGATTGAGCTTGTGGCGGGGCTCCTTAGGAAATCGGGTGCCATCCGACTTAATGCCAATACCAAGCGAATCGAGTTCCTCGGCGATCGCGACGATATCCTTGTCGAAGATCTCCCCCGTCTTATGCTCGGCCGAGCACTCAACGAAGTCGACCGTCCGCGATACCAGACTGCAGCCGAGGCTGCGCTCCGCCTCAGTGTAGGCGGTATCGACGTCGCGCACGTATCCGGTCAGCATCAGCGTGCCGGTCGCCTTGATGACGGCGTCCTGCCCGATGACGATCGGGATGCCAGGACCTTTAATGACGAGATCCAGATTAGCCGAGCGCGCCGCCTGCTCGGCAGATACATTGATGGTGATCTGCTTGATCGGCGGAAATCCCGCCACCGTCACTTTTTCGAACATGTCAGTTTTCCAGCGCATCGAAGCCGATCGGCATCAACATCGGTGTCGATGATCCGGCGATGTCGACGAGGCCTGCGGCGCGACCTGCCTCACCATAGAGTTTATAGGCGAGCACCGTGGACGGCATTGAGATGCCCGTTTCCACGCGCCCAACTGGCGCCAAATCGGCGGCAAGATCGGACACCAGCCGAACTGACATCTGCACCAGGCGGGAAAGCCAGCCATACAGATCCGCAGCATCGGCGCCGATCGTCGAGACAACCGCAAGCGCGGCGTCGCCGGCCGCCGAGATCCGCTCCCGTCCTGCCCTTGCCTGCGGCCGTGAGATCCACTCCACGCGCCCGCCAGCAAGCGAAAGACCGACAGCGAGCAGGATCTTGCCAGCCGCTTCGGTGTCGCCTTCCTCGAAACTGCCAGCCTTCAGGCCATCGAAGCCTGCCACCGACGTGACGCTTTCGCCGACGATCCGCATCAGAGACAGGATCTCGGTGGAAAACGCCGCAGCCGACAGGCTAGGCGCGGCGGCAATCCGCGTCGCCAAATCCGACAGGTCATCAGCATCCTGGACGATCACGGCCGCAAGGTCGGACAGCCAGGAACACAGCGCATCTCGATCAACAGTCATCGAAACAACCTCTCCAATCCGGCGGCAGCGTCAACGATATCGGTCACGTAAGCCAAGGTGACATCGGCCAAGCCGAGGGTCATGCCGGTCTCGTTGCTGAGAGGAATGGCCGAAAAGCTGAAGGCTATATAGCCCTGCCGGTCTCGCTCTCGCGATCGGTTGAAGTTTTCGACATAGGCCATAAAGCCGCCATCGATCGGCAGCACCAGCCTCCCCGGCCCAACCGCGAGACACGCCGTCTGCAACGACACTACCTGTAGATCGCTCACGTCGCCGAGAAGATAGGCCGTAACGTCATAGATGCTGGTGGCCAGGCCAGCTTCTTCGAGAACGGTCCGCCGGCCACCGGCATATTCATGTCGCGCGATGCGCTTCCCTGCGGACAGCGCGTCCTGATCGACCCAGAAGCGGATACCGCGAAAGCTGGCGGGCCGAAGGTCTCTCTGCCAATGTCTCATGCAGCGTTACTCCATACCTGCGTTCATCGGTCGGTTGACCGATGTGGGCATCGAGCGGCCCGTATTGGCATTGACACCGGGCGGCCCGTTCGCGGTTCCCGGACCGAACGAATTGAAACGGCCCGCCGCCGCCGAGAGCTTTTCCGCAGCTGCGGAGATCGCAGCGCCGACATCGTACCCCGCGACCTTGAAGAAGGCGGCGGAGTCCTCGATCGCCTTGCCGGCTTCCTTGCCGCCATCGGCGACCTTTTGACCGGCCTCGTCACCGCCGAGGTCGATCTTCAGCGCATCCTTGAATTCTTCCTTTGATGGCATGCGGAAGAAATCGGACTGCAGGTTTGGCGCACTGGGCATGCCCGCAGCCTTCGCCTTTTCCCACCCAGCGGCCGAGTTGCGGCTATCGGCATACTGCCCGTAGATTTCAGCCAGATTGACCTTGGGCGCAGTGGCCATGGATGGGCGAGAACCAGGTGCTGGCACCCCCGTTTTCGGAAGATTGCGCGGATCGAGATGACGATCGCCACCCGGAAATTCCGGAAGCTGCGGCCCTTGAGGCATGTTCGGCCCTTGCCGCATCCGCTTAATAAATTCAGGATCGCGGTAACCGCCGGTCAGCGCCAGGCGATCTGCTTCGGCGCTATGCGAAAAACTGCCGAATGGCAGGTTCATCGCCATCCACGTTTCGATTTCCCAATAGCCCTTGCCCTGCTTTCCGAGCGCTTCGCGCACCGCGCTGCCGTAATCGACGTCCTTCGAGATCGCATCCATCACGGGCACGGCCGGTCGGGCAACGCCCTTGCCGAGGCTGTTCATCATCTTGTCCCAGCTGCTCGACAGCTTGTCGATGCTGGCCTGCGTGTCACCCGTCACGCGATTGAGATCCTGCAGGACCGTGCCATCGACCTCCGAGCTATTCACCGTGTCGATGAACTTCTTGTAGCTGTCCGCTGAGGTCATCAAAGACTGCATGCCGAGACGGAACTGCTCGTCGGTGAAGAGCAGAGGCAGCTTGCTGAGATCGCCCTTGATCGCCTCCTTCGAGATGCGAACGAAGGCGGCCACGGTATCCTCGCCGCTTTTCCGAGCAGCATCCATCTCCTTGCGGAGATCGATACCCATCTTCGAGAACTTGCTAGCGGTGTCGGCCGAATAGATCTTGCCGAAGACATTCCCCGCATAGGTCGCAGCTGACGACGCCGAGCCGGTATCCTCACGGATGGTCTGGAGGATCGCCACTAGCTTCTTGAGGCCATCTTCGCCAGTATACCCAAGCGACGCAAACGAGTTTGCGAGGTCGGGAATATAGGTCGCCATGTCCTTCAGCTCGAACTGACCCGCCTTGCCGCCGGCGACCATGATGTCAAACGCCCGCTGCATCTGACTGGTTTCGAGCTTCAGAGCCGAGGCCGCCTTGATCGCGGTATTGGCGATATCGTCGGTCGCTGCGCCGGATGCCTGCGCCGTGGCTAGAACGGAAGGAAGAAAGGCCATGGCTTCCTTCATGTCCATACCCGATGCAACCAGCGTGTCGAGCGCGGTGATGCCGTCCTCGACGCCCAGGGCAAGCTGCTTTGTCGTCGACTTCAGCTCGGTGAAGGCAGACTTGGTTTCTTCGGCGCTGGCGTTGGCGGTGATGCCGATCCGGTTCATCTGACGCTCGACGGCTGCGAAATCCGTCAATGCCTTCTTGGCGCCATACGCAAGTGCAGCCGGCGCAGCAAACCGCGCGATACCGGCATACATGGCAGCGGTCGATCTACCGAGCATCGACTGCTGCCTGTTGAAGGCGGCCGCTTGCTTGTTCACCTCGGTCATCTTCCCGGCCACGTTCTTGAACGTCCTGCCAGTCTTATCGACCGCCGATATCTTGAGCCGGGCTTCGACTTCGCGTGTTGTCATGATCAACCCTTACGGAATGCGATAGCGCGGCTCACCCACCACGACAACTCGCGAAGCGTCATCCGCTGGACGGCTGCTGCGTCCCATCGGAGTCGGAAGACGAACTGGTCTGCGGCGCTGACGAAGCTTTCAGCACCGCCAGGCGGAAAAAACCGCAGATGGCGTCCTGCAGATCGTTGGTATCTGGGAAGGACAGATGGGCGAGATCTTTGTATTCCGGCGAGACGACAAGCCGCTTCGCGTATTCGTCGACGGTGGAGAAGTACGTCACCACCATCGAACCGCCGTGACCGTTCGGCTGCAACTCCTGCGGCCAACCTAGCCCGGACATGATGATGTCCTGATAGGTCGGCTCCCGCAGCGTGATGCTGTCGAACGGCTTTTCGCCGGGTGGCTCGTAGCGCTGAGAGAGCTTTATGGTTTTCTGTGCCATCGTCAGCCGCCCGTCTTGCGATAGGCCTCGCCTACGATGGTCACGCCGGACGCTTCACCATTGACCCGGTTGCTTTCCGGGGTGCCAGTGAACACTGCGTCGATGAAGTGGTGGGTCACGCCCGTATTTTCCTCGTTGATGACGATGTTCTGGCGCGGCGCCTCGATCAGATCGTCGGCGCTGATATCGCCGTCTCGGAAGTTGATAGACGCGCTCGGCGAACGCGGCGTGAAGGCGCGGTCCATGGACCCGTCCTGGTTGGTAATCGCTTCCGAAGACGCACGCGCGCCGGAAACGTTGAACGTGCCGCGCAGCGCAAGCGTGCTGCCGCTCGAAAGCCGGACGCTCATGCGCCCGCCGAAATCCTTGCCAGCCATGGCAGTTTCTCCTGAAAAAAGAAAAAGAGAGATGCGAGGGCGAAACCGCCCTGCCGTTAAGCGTAGACTCGGGCGAGGCCGGCGAAGATATCGAGCGGATTGGCCCGGTCGATCGGCAGCACGATGTTGACACGATTGCGGTTGTCATTGTCGCGCGTCACTGCGATCTGATCGAGCAGATCCTGAGACGCCTCGACGACGCCGCGCATCTGCAGCTGCACGGTGGAATTCACCAGCGTGGCCTTGATGTCCTTCGGTGTCCGAAGATTCGCATTGTTGGCCGGATTGTCATCGACGATCGCCTTGTTCGAATGCTCGTTGGCGAGTGCCGTTCGGTGGAACTTCAGCGCATAGGTGATCTGGTAGACCGCCTGGATGTCGCGGAACACCGTATCCGGTACGTTGTTCGTCGTCTGCTGCTGCGTGATCACCTTGTCGATCAGGACGTCGCCGCTGGTGTTCACCTTCCAGGCGGAAACGCCATTCTTCAGGAAGGCGTCCCGCGTGGCGTAACCCGGCCAGTATGTGCGGTCGCGCGGCGCCAGAACGCCTTCGACCTTGAGACCGGTCTGGTTGACCGATACGCGGCCATCGGCGCCACTGCCAAGCAACGCTGCGATGCGCCCGACCACGGCTGCGACAAATTCGTAATCCGGCGTTGCCATTCCCGAATTAGACAGGATCGGGATCATCGTCAGGTGCCAGGTATCCTTTGCCAGCGCCGACGCCGTCAGTTCCGCCGTCGTGCCGGCCTTCGGATAGAAGGCATGGCCGTAAAGCTGCTGTGCGTAAGACCAGCGGCCCGCCGTGTTGTTGTGGAAGTCGTCGAGCTTCGTGCGGTTGCTGTCGTCACCGAACGCCGAGACCACGATTTCGAAGGGATCGTCGCCCATCGCCGCGAGGATAGTGGCGACATCGGGCACGCCGGCGCCGGGCGTGGTGGTGGCGAAGGTGAGGATGCCGTTGAACGCATTACCGCCATCGATAACCGGAACGAACGCGTCGAGCTTCGAAGCATAGACACCCTTGTGACGTGCCGTCAGCGTGACAACGTTCGTCGCGGCAGTCGCCGTGAATGGCAGGCTCTTCTTGGTCGCGGCGTTGAAGTATGCGTTGACAGCAGCGGCCAGAGCCGTGGCAACGGCGTTGGCGGATGTGCCGGCGGCGATCTCGATCGAGACATCCTCGCCGGCAACCTGCAGGACGCCCTGCCCACCATTGGCCGGCACGACGCCGATGGTGACAGTCCGGATCTCCGCCGTTCCGGCATCGGCCACGCGGCCAAGATACAGCTCCTGGCTCGGCGCGTTCTGGAAAAGCCGGATCGCCATGCTTTCGAGCATCGAACCACGGCCAGCAAGGGCGCGAGCTTCATTGACACTAGAGCAGAGCGAAATGCCGCCTTCTGCCAGGGAGCCGGCAGCAAGGCCGTGACCCAGAAGGATCATCTTCGTTTCAGATGTAAATTGCCCGGCCGACTCCACGTCGAAGGCAAGAAGCGGAGCGACGATATCGCTCGGGATGTTGGCTACCATAGGTCTAATCCTTCTTGGTGGTCTTGGCGGGCTTCACCTCGACGAGGTCGCCATCCCTCACCAGGTTGCGTTCGAGCTGGCTAAGTTCATTGATCGGCCGCCCGTCTTCCGGCCAGCCGCCAGGGATCACGCGGCCATCCGCCGCGACATAAATCCTCGTCATCGATTTCTCCTGAGGTCAGGGCTCGGTCTCGCCGACGCCAATTTGAAGTTGCTCGCCGCCGATCCGAACTTCGCCCACCAACTGCTCCAGCGGCGGCGCTGTCTCTGCAGTAAAATAGCCGGCAAGCTCGGCAAGCTTTGCCTTGGCGTAACTCTGCTCCGGCAAGGCCTCGAAAATGGATCGCATCGGCTCAGGCAGGCCGCCTTCGGATGCGAGAAACAGATCGCCCGGCACCTGCAGGCGGTAGCGCATTGTCCTGCGCAGATACCGCAATCCGAGGTCGGGAAACTCGAATGGCATTTCTTCGAGGGAGATCACGCGTGGCGCGATCCGACGCCAGGCGACGCCACGCTCGCTCCTCTCCAGCAGGAATTGCACCTGCGCGCAAAGGGCGGACAGAACAAGTTCACCCTCGGCATCCGTCGCCGCCATCGGTACGGCATAGACCGTTCCGCCCTCTTCGGCTGCGATCGCCAACTCGGCGCGGATATCGAGAACGCATTCGCATTCGAAATCTTCCAGGTCCGCCAGCGCTCCCCGCGACGTGTTCGTCGAGGTGCCGGTATGGACCGAAAGAACGGGCGTGTAGGCTTGCGTGTGGTCGATGTCCTGCGTCGACACCGCGCGGCTGTCGAGAACGTTCTTTCCGGCAAAAGTCGGAAACCCGCCCTTTGCGAGGACTGCTGACGTTGGCCGAAGAGTTTCGATGGTGATGAGGCGCAAGGCGTCAGGGGCGAGCATGAAACCTCACAGGGAAGAAGGTCGCTTGGCGCTTGGAACAACCGCCATGACGTGACCGAGGCCATCGGGATCGAAGCTCTCGATCGTAAAGAACTCACCATCATCGAGCCGCTCCACGAAGAAGCCGGTTCGCAGCGGCATACCGTCGACAAGGCGGATGGAGGCGGTTCGCTGCAGAGAACGACCGAGAAGCCGACTTCCGCCAGCCAGCGGCTGGGAGCGGGCCTCACTCTCCATCATTGTGTTCTCGAAGAACAGCGCCGATGTGTCGTAAGGCATCTCGGTTTCGGACAGGCGCGGCCTGGCGTTCGGATCGTCTCCGGAGATCGGATAGATCCGAACCGCCTTCCCGTGCACCCTCTCGGCCGTCTGCCGACTGACGGCCGCCAGACGTTCGAAAAGGTTCGCCATGATCAGACCGTGGTCGCGCCGAGTTTGAATTCCACGGTCGGCGACGGATTTGCGGCCGGAACGACGGCAATGCCGACGAGCGTGTTGCCAGAGGCCGTCTTGTTCAGCTGATCATTGGTGGAGTCATAGTAGACCTTGTCGCCAACAGCGATCGCGAGAGCCGAGACCTTCGCGTACCGGATGACCCCCTCGGTGACAATCGGAACGTCGGCACCATTGGCCGCATCCTTCTGTGCAACGCCGACCAACGAGCCGATCACGACAAGCTTTCCGGAAGTGACTGCGGCGGGCGCCGCAACGGTGATCACATCACCCTTCTGCGTATAGTTTTTCATAGCGATAATCCCGTGGATTTAGCCGCGTGGCGGCCTGTGAACGATGCTGGCGGCTGAAATGCCGCCGGCTACTGGTCTGCCGTTTACTGACCGGGGTTCTTCACCAGGCCACGGTAGTCGAGTTGCTTGACGCCTGCATCGATGCGTACCTTGAACTCGACGCCATCAATGCCCCAGCCTTCCTTCTGCTCCAGCGTCGGCGTCTCGACGCCGTTCAGATAAGCGACTTCGATCGTATCCGTGGAGTTTGGATCAGCGGCCATGTACCAAGCCGCCGCCGAGTTCGCGGAAAGACGCGCCTCGGAGATTACGGTTGCTGCATTCCGCGCAGAGTTCGGTACGCGCTGCGTCTTCGACGGGTCGAACTCCGACGCCATCAAGACCGCCGCATCGTCTTCGAGCTCCACCGGCACAAGAAGGAACTTCGGACGAATGTTCAGGCCGGCTGCAGCGATCCCATCGACGTCGGCCTGCTTAGCCATGGCCGCACGGGCTGCACTGATGGACGCGGCAGTGATGCCGGCGCCAGCCAAAAGGTTCTTATGCGTGGCATGGAAGAGCTGAACGCCGTCGCTCATGACGGGGTTGCTGGTCAGAACCGCATAGACCAGGTTGCCGATCGTGCGCTTGGCCGCGCGTCCCATCTTCAACGGGATGCGAGAGAAGGCGCCGACATCATCATTGATGATTGCCTGACGGCTGATGGCGAACATGTTGCCGTAGGTAGCGAGCTGGATCGTCTCGCCGCGATCGCTCATCGTTGCGTACTTGTATTCAGCGCCTTCCTCGACCTTTGCCAGCGACGGGAACAGTCCCGTGTCGACGCGGTTGCCCGGCTTGAAATCGGTGAGAACGCCCTTCGACGTCCATTCGCTGTAGGTTTCCTCGGCCTCGCCGTAACCGCGCAACATGGACTTGCTGGCGACATTGGCCAGGATCTTCACGAAGTCAGACGTGGTGTGCATGCCGCCAGCCATAACTGGCTGCATTGCGCGACCGACCATCATCAGCGGATCGGAGAAGGTTGGCTTCTCGCCACGAAGATCAAGGGAGTGCCGCGCGATCTCACGCATCGTCATCCCCGAAAACTCGTTGGCCTCACCACCGGCAACGCCAGCTTTGAGGAGCAATGCCTTGGTGGCGCCGATCGCAAACTTGTCGCCGGCGTCTGCGGTCACAGTTGCCGGAGAGTGGCTGATCGTTTCAGGCGGAGCGCGATCGGCCAGCATGTTGATGATCAGGTCGCGCGCCGTGTCGGGGTTGCCCTTCGCCTCGGCAAGCACCTTGTCGGTTTCTTCCATCGAAAGCTTGGCCGAGCGGCAACGCGCGAAGATGTCCTGCGTGACATCCTTTGCGGTCGTCGTTTCGGAGATGACAGCGGCCGGTGCGGCCGGTGCGGGAGCATTCATAACGAACTCCATGGTTTGGACGGCTTGTGCCGGTTTTACGGGATTGCCGGGAGCCGCCACGGCGCGGTTGAGAGCAAGCTCATGAGGAGCATGCTTGAAGAGCTTGTAGTTGAAGGTGGGGAGCGACATTGTTTCCCCGGCCTCCTCGACATCGTCGGCGAATCCGAGAGACCTGGCCACATTCCCACGCATCCATGTTTCTTCCGCCATCAGGGAAAGGATCTCGGCGATTGGCTTCCCGCTACGTGCGGCATAGATCTCGGCGGCAGCAGCGGCGATCTCGTCGAGCGTACCGGCAGCCTTCCGATGTTCATCGGAGGTTCCCCAAGTGATGGTGGCGGGATTATGGATCATGATCATGGACCCAGGGCGCATGATGATCGTATCGCCAGCCATGGCGACCACTGATCCGGCAGAAGCAGCCAAGGCGTCGATGTAGATCGTAACCTTGCCATCGTAGGCCTTGATGGCGTTGTAGATGGCGATACCCTGAAATGCGATGCCGCCGCCGGTGTTGAGGCGAACAACAAGGTCGCCAGACAATTCGCCCAGCGCCTCGATGACCTGCTCGTCGGTGAAGCCGGTTGTTCGGATGCCGTCTTCATCCCAAGTCCAGTCGCCACCGACCATGCCGTAAAGATGGAGTTCGCCATCCTTCACAAGCTTACTGCCCATTGTTGATCTCCTGTGTGACGACACCACTCACCGGATACCGGCTGTCGCTGCTTAAAGTCAGACCGTGGGAATCCGCACGGTCGTTGTCCGCCTTGATTTCGGCGTCGAGGTCGATTGGATCGAAGCCGAGCTTGCGCACCTCCGAGGACCGCGAGGACAATCCACCTCGGATGGCCTCGATCGACGCTTTCGTCTCCTTCGTTGGGTCGAGCATCTCGCGACGCGGCGGAGTGTGAGTAACTCTCGCCGGAATTCTCCGGCCCATCTGCACGGCGAGCCCATCCAGAAGCCAACCACCGACCGGATCGCAGAACGAGGGGACCATCATGTTCCACTGCCAATTCTCGATGGATCGGCTGAAACGTAGGAAACCCATACGGCCGCTAGAGAAGTTCCCTTGGCTCGCATCGCCAGTGAGGCTCGCGTAGTCGACACCAAGGCCAATCGCGATCTTATGAAGCGTCACCGTGGAGAAATCCCGATACCCCTCCACCTGCGGCGGAACACCGAACGTAACATCTTCCCCCTGACCCAGGCGCATGATCAGACCGGGCTCAACGCCTTCTATGGGCAGATCTGTTTCACTCTTGCCGCTCGTAGCGCCCAGCATCGAGTTCATCCCGCCATCCGCCTTCGTGATGAAGGCAGTAAAACAGGCGGCGATCTTCTGGCGAATGAGCTGCGCGTCCTCGTAGTCGGCGAAATCGCGCATCGACAGGATGACAGGTGCAAACCAGCTGACGCCGGTCATTTGGCCCGGCCGGTCCATCCGATATATGTGAGCCACATATTCGGCAGGGACGCGAATGCTCTCAGGCAGACGGAACGTGACTATGTTGCCGGGATGCTCGCGATAAAGGTGGTAAGCCACCCTGCGCCCCTGCGCCGTGAACTCGATCCCATTCAGGATGAAGCCGCCACCAGAGAGGGCGCCATCCTTGCTGGTGTCGAGAAAGTCAGCTTCGAGTACCTGAAGTTGGAAAGGAAGAGGAAGCCGATCCGCCGCCTTTCGCGGAAACATCCGAACCAAAACCTGACCGGCCTCGACGACGCTGCGAGCAGCGAGGCTTTGCAAGCCGTAAAGGTTGTTGCGACCATCAACATCGATTTTGGTGGTATCGCAATGCTCATTGACCAGCGCCTGCATCTGCGCCTTCATCCCGGCGACCTTGGTCTCGATCGTTGGAATGATTCCGGCGCCGACGATCCCTTCCGAGATGACCTGCACGCCACGCGCAGCAAACGGGTTGTTGCGAACCATGTCGCGGGAGATCTCGCGCAGCCGATAAGCCGAAAACTGAATTTCGGCGTTCGCGTCTGTGCCGACCGTCCGCCAGCCCTGTGATGCCCGAGAGGCCCTCGCAGCATCATAGCTCATCAAAGTATCATTAAGAGCCTGCGCCTGAAATCGTGCCTGCAATCGTTGCAGTCCACGAAGAGGCGCTACAGCCATGATCGCGCGATCAAGGAGATTTAGCTGCATGGGAACCCACGATGAAATCGCGCCACCGTGGTGCGCGCGCTATTGGAATCCGGCTCGATTGCCGCCTTGATGACATCGCGAGCGCGGAGCATGTCGGAGATGCCCTGATACTCGACCTCGTGCGTTTGATATCGAACCCGCTTAGCGCCGGTGGCGATTGCCGCCTCGATGCTATCGAGATCCGTCTGAGACCAAGCCATTAGTGTTTCCTTTGCAGCCAGCCGCTCCGCATGCTGGTCTTCTTGTGCTCTTCCGCTGTTACGGCGCCCCCCTCAGTGGGTTGGCTGGCCATTGTCGCGGCCTGCGTCTGCACGATCAGCGGCACAGGAGAGAAGAGATCGGCGTTGAATGCCTCTTCCGGTACGCCGCGCATCGCGATCAGCCGCTGCCACTCATCCGGCGTCATGCGCGCGATACCGAGGTAATCTCCCAGCGCCTCGCCATAGACCTCGCAATCGAGCAGGTGGTTTTCGTAGCCGACGCGCGGTATCCACTTCTGTCGCGACCGGCCCTTGAACTTTTCGACGCCGAGATATTCGGACGTGATCTGCTTGAAATAGACCTCGTCCATCCAGTCGCCGAAATGGCAGTAGCCAGGCGGATCGATATCCTTGCCGGCGGCGCGGCCTTCCTTGCGCAAGCTGGCGTAGAAGGCACCCTTGATTGACCAGGTGCCGACACCCCACAGCATGACGCCATTGCGAATGCGCTTGCCGTTGAAATTGATGTCCATCGGCTTCGGCTGGCCGATCGGAGGCCTGGACCATCCGTCGAGACCGTCGAGAGCAAATACGCCTGCCTTACCTCGGCACCAGGTGTAGACGACGTGGCTGCGATAACCCGTATCAACCCCGAAGGCATCTACCTTGCGGGTGCGACCGAAGGCATCTGGCCACTCCTTGCTGCGCAGCTCCTCAAGCTTGACGAACGCACCGCCATGCGGATCGTCGGTCGCGCCTTCGATATATCCCGCATCGACGCGCCAGCTTTGGCGATCGGGCCCCCACGCCTTGAAGAGATACCAGATGCCGTTCATCTGGACGTCTGCGGTGCCGACAAAAACGATGCCCTGCGCCGGAATGTGACCTCGCCTTAAACCAACCTCGCGGCGCTCCATCAGCCTGACATGGTCGGGAGCGTCCCCCTTCATGTCGAAGGGCAGACCGAGCGTGAGGTTGAAGAACGTCTTCAGCCTTTGCGGATCGCCGTTGCAGGCGATGAAGCGTTCCGCGATCTTCTCCCACGGCACGAAGGGAGAGGTCAGCGCGTCGAAATGGTAGGAAGGATAGGCGCCGGGACGCGACGCTTCCGCTACCCACTTTCCCTTTCGATAGAGCGAAACCTTCTCATGGCCTTGGACGATAGTGCCGCAGCAAGGGGTCGCGTAATACGGATCGTGAGGGAACTCGTCGTTGAACTTGAAGTAGCGACGATCGAACTCGAACTTGAAATCAGCACCGCAGCCAGGGCACGGCATTTTCCAGTAACGCTGGTCGCCGGCCATAAACTTGTCGTCGATCTTCGACGAGCCCTTGACCGTGGGCGTGGATACATAGGCACGAAACCAATCGCCCGATGCCAGGAACGATTCCTGACGGGCCTCGATCATGCCGAACGGGTCGCCCTGTCCGTCGAGATCGTCGGGATACTCGTCGATCTCGTCGCAATAGGCTTTCTTGATCGTCGAAGATCGAAGGTCGGCTGCTGAATTGGCAATTGCCAGCTTCAGCGAACCGCCGGGAAAGCGTTTGGCGAGTGCGGTCGAACCTTCACCGGAACGGCTGGTTTGATCGCGCACAAGCCGCTTCAGCGCCGCCGACTGTTGCAGCATGACGGTCAGCTTCTCGCGGTTAAACTCCGCGAGCGCGTTGGTCGTGGGCTGCACGATCATCATGCGGCAGGGGTCCTGCGCGATCGTATATGCAGCCGCGCAAAGCAGCAGGGTCGTGAAACCGGTCTGAGCCGACTTCCGCACCGCGATCTCGTTGTGCCCGCTCTCGACCATGGTCATGAGCAGCGGTTCGCGAATATGCGGCGTCAGGCTGTCGTCCCAGGTGTCACCACTGCGGGGACCGTCTGGAACGACGACGTTGGAGCGCGCGTACTCGACGGCATCGAGCTTTTCCGGGGGCATGATCGCAGCCGCGAGCGCTGCGGCAATCACTGCAACAGCAGAGCGCTTCAGCGCGATATGCATTAGTCGTCACCGTCGAAGTGGATGTTGATATCGATGCCCTGCGCTTCCGCTCTCGCGGCTTCGCCAGAAACGGCCAGGAGATGTTCGGCCACGGTCTTGCGCTGTTCGGCAATCTTGTTGCGCATCAGTCGGCGGAGCTGCGGTTCGCCCTTGCGGGCCGCCTCCATGATTTCGTCGATCCACTGCATGGGGATGCCGAGATCTCGAACGACATGATCGCAAACCTTGATCAGCGCGCCCTCTATCCCGTGCTCACCCTTGAGCGGCACGACCTGGCCGCTTCGCTCGGCGAAATCGAGAGCCTTCAGGCGTGTCTCGTATTTCGCCTTTTCCGTCTGCGCGTCGCGCAGCGCTCCGCCGCTGCCTGAGTTTTCGTCGCTGCCCTTCTTCGTCGCGGCGCCGATCTCGCGGGCCGCGTCTCCGACCTGGCCGACGAGACGGTCATAGGTCGCAAGCTCAACCATCCGGAGCCGGCCATTCTTCCGCGTCGACAGGCGGCCTTCGCTCTCCAGCTTGGCCACCTTCTCGCTGGCAGTCTGCCGGCTGATGCCCTTCATCTTGGCGAGGTCCGACACACTGACCCAGTGGCCGTCCGGCATCGCTTCCATTTGCGAGACGAGATCGCTCATGTCAGGTTGTCAGTCCCATTGTCAGGGTTGTCAGGTCAGCTTTTTGGCCGCCGTCACTAGCGAAATCTCGGGGTCGTCCCGGCCCGCAGGGGGCGGGTGTCTGGGGAGGACCCGAAGGGGGGGTGGGGGTGCCGGGAGGGGGTCTGGGTCGGCCGACCCGGCCGATGGGTCAGCCCGGCAACAGTCGCCCGATCTCATGAAGGACGCGAGGAGCAAGGTGGTCTTCGATGATCGAGGCCAAGACCTTGATGAACTCGTCGGGGTTGTTCGTAACGTCGTGTGCCGGGTTAGGACCGAACAGTTCGCGGATCGGGATGCGCGCCTTGCCGGCGCGCTTCATGACACCTGCATGTCCGTTGCCCATACGAGCAATAAAGGCCGAGGCATATGATCCGCGATAGCGCGTCGTCACTCCGGTTTTCGTTTGACGCGGCCCGAGATCGTAGAGCGGTATCCAGCCAGACTTTTCGACAACCTCAATCGTGTTGCCACCAGCATTGAAATGAGCGGTCGTAATCCGTCGAACGCGACTTGGCGGAAGGTCGGTGCGCAAGGCACTCTGCTTGATGACCTGCGTCCTTGCCATTTGCGTCATCCGTCGCATGGCGCTTGCCATCGCCTTGGCCTTAATTTCCCCCGGCAGCTTTCCGATCGCTCGGCCGAGCTGCTCGATCTCGGATGCGTCAAAGATAACTTCCGTCATCGTTTAGTCCCAAGCCTGCGACCATTACAGCCGCCCGATCATGGTAGCCTCCATCGGTCGGAAACAATGCCTATACTCCAGATACGAAAAAGGCGACCGCATTGGGTCGCCTTGGCAATCAGAAGATCATAGCAGTAGCACCGGCCTTGAATCGGTGCCTCGAAGAGGAGGCGGTCAAGGCTGGGGTCGGCTGCAATGTTCCCTGCGGCTTTTGGCCTGCTCTCCACATCGTCCAGCGATGAGATCAGAGGGTTTGCTTGTCCGGCTCGTCCAGTGCGACAATAGCTGTCACGACTTTTTCAGGAAAGCAAGAGGCATGCTCTCGATCTCGAAGGCCTTGCCCGCGACGTCGATCACCACCTTTGCCTTTGCCTGTCGGCACCATTTCACCGCTACCACGAGGCAGCTGAATCCGGCGAATGGGCCATCAGTGATCTCGGCGGTATCACCATCCTTCATCGACTTGTCGGTCTTAACGTAAGGGATTTCACTCTTGGTCGTAAGCGCCTTGAAACGTTCAACATCCGCGTCGGCTACCACGTGATACCCAGACGCTCCACCAACAATATCGAGCACGTCTTTGACGCTCGAAAGAGCATGGAAAGCTTCAGCCGTACCGACGCAACGCACCAGAATATAGCACCGCAGAAACGGCTTCACGGTCTCCAGACGCCGCCCCTTGCGCACGAAAACCATCTTCTCGGTCGGCATGAAGACTTCGACATTTGCATCAGCCAAGGACTTTTCCACAGCGAATTCCCGACCGCTTTCGACACGCAAGCAGTACCACTTAGCCATTTTCGGCTCCTTTTTGATCTTTTCCTTGGATGCTGCCCGCAGCTTTTCCGCTGCGATTCGCGCGATTCGGTCAGTCCGCGTGCAGCGCCAGTGGATGCGCTCACGCTCTTCCGCCGACAACTCGGCCTCCGTCATAGGTCGGTAGCGGATCTTCTTCCCCGTCATTTTACCTTGCATCGTCATTGTCCCGCTCCATGCCCAGTGCATTCTCGAAGTCTTTCACTGCCCGCTCGCACGCCTCGTCGAGATCATCGATATCTGGCGACAAGCGCGGGAACTGCATCCAGTCCAACTTTTCCGGCGCAGGTAGCCACGGCCAGCATCTGGCTTGGTGGAGCCGCTGCCATGCCTGCCATTCCGGCCCGCCGACCATCACCTTGTCGAAGTCCTGAGACAGCGCGACAATGCGCTGCGGAACTGGAAACTTGCGCCGCTCTACTGTGGTCTCGATGAGCTTGACGGCCTCAGGCCAGCCCTTCTTTTCCCTCTTGTCCCGCCAGATCAGATCCTCCTTCTCTGGCTTCTGGCGAACGATCATTTCCTCCAGCGCGTCGAGCTGCAGATATCGGATCGGCCGCAGCAGCTCAGCGAGCAACAGTCCACGACCAGCCCTCGAATAGGCTGTGTAAAGCTCCGGCGCGGTCGCTTGCGCCTGCACGGCGACATCCTGCAGCTTTTCCCAACGCTCTTCCCGGAGGTATGTTGCAGCCGAGCAAAGGTGCTTTCGTCCACTCGATAGTGCTGCCGCCTGGTAATCCGCTGATCTGGCCTCAGCCGTTTTCCGCTGCTCGGCGGAAAGTGACGCCCATACGCGGCGTGCATCAGGCTCGCTATCGCTAATCGCCGTCTTCCAACCGATGAAAAATCGCTTGAACGCCTTCTCCACAGCAGCAGGATCATCTTCCTGATTTGCAGATCGCTCGCGCTCTCTCTCTTCTCGTTTATCAGGAGGCGTTAAGGTAGAGGCGTTAATAGGTGCCGGTCCAGAGTCGGCAGGCCCTGCCTGTCCAGAGTCGGCAGGCCCTGCCGATATACCGGCAGGGGGGGTGTCGCCAGACGCTTCTGAATTAGGATCAAATTCCTTTTCGTCTTGCTCGTCCCATGCGTCAAACGCAGAGCTATCGACGCTGGAATCATAGATGACGCGATACCAATGCGCGCTATCACGACCGCTTTTCTCGACGACCTCACGGCGCTCGACAGCGCCGATCTCGACGAGGCGGTTTATCGCCGCCTGCACCGTAGAGCGCGAGCAATCGAGCGCCTTTGCAAGCTGCACCTGGCTGCGCCGGCACCAGCCGTGCCGCGTGTTGGCATTGCGGCCGAGCATGCACAGCACCTGCAGATCCTTGCCCTTCAGACGAGGGTCGGTGATGATCCAGCCGGGGATGATGGAAAGGCGAGGCCCGGTCATGCCGCGATCCTTTCATCCTGCACCGCGAGGTGGTTGCAGTTGGCCGCGACAAGCGCCCGAGCTACCGGCGGGCAGACGCTGTTGCCGACGCAGGAAACCTGCACCTCCTTGGAGAATGGCACCCAGAGCGGGCCGCCGTTATGGCCTATCCGCTCCTGATCGAAGTATCCGTCGATGCGGTAGCCGTTCGGGAAGCCCTGCGCGTTGTACAGCTCGCGCGGGGTCAGCATTCGCATGCCTATGTCGACGACCACGAAGGTGACGCCATCAACCTCGATTGTGACGAACTCGCTGTCATCCCAGACGCCGTGCTCGCGCAGGAAGTCGGCAACCTGCCGCGCCCGCGGGGCCTGCGCCTCGGTGAATGGCGGAACGGAAACAATCGCCTCAACATGTGCGTGACGGGGCTTCACGGTAGCGACACGCATCGCTTCGTCGGCTCGCGATCCTTCTCCCGTCGCATAATACGATGAAAGATACGGCATGATGAGGCGGCTTTTGCCTTGGCCCTCTGGCATAATCGTGCCGGAAGGTTCCAGCACGCTATGCCCCGTCGAAGTCCCAAAGTCGCGAGCTATGTACGCGGAGACGAGCTGCTGATGACTTCCGGTTTGTGTGACGGTCGAAAGCGCCTCGTCCAGCGGGCGGCCGGGATTTACGCCGCCGATCCGTCGACTGTCGTTGTTCGCTTGGGCCATGTATCCGACCATCACCGAGTTCTGGTCTTTCTTGCTGGCGGTGATGGTGTGCGATTGGCCATCCATCGGCCGGCAAGCGCCGCCCTGTTGTGCATAGGTCAAAACGGGAGCGAGCAGGCCCAACGGCGCCGCGCCGCCGGGACGCTTGATGTAGCTGTTTGCGGTGACGGTCGGGAACTGCCCATCCATGGCAACGCCCGTCGCTCCGGTGTTGAAGCGCTGGATCGACGGCACCGTCAGGTTATCGTTCATCGCGACGAGGAACGGCCGCTTCGCCCGCAGCACGAACCTATCGAATCCGCGCGCGACACGCGCTTGCGACGCAGCAGCTATCGGACGCTTTGCCCGCAGCCCAAGCTTGTCCCAGATCTCGTCGGCGGTATCAAAGATCGATGGGCATGGAATGCTGTAGTCGATGCAGTCGGCGACAATCGGCCACGGCAGCTTACGACCGGCGACGACGTCACGATCGTCGGGCGAGCCGTGCGTCGGCTCTGGCCATACGATCTTCTGTCCATCGAAACGCATGATGATGAACAGCCGCTTACGGATCGTAGGAGCGCCATAGTCACGCCCGCGCAGTTCGCGGCTCTCCATTCGCGCGCCGAGCTGCCGCAGCTTCTTGCACCATTTCTGGTATGTTTCGCCCTTTCGCTCCGGATCGGGCCGCTCGCCTTTCGCGGTCTGGATCAAAGGACCATAGTCTTTGAACTCCTCGACGTTCTCCATGATCACGACGTCGACCTTGCCGCCGCTCTGCTGGATACGCTCGATCCAGCCGGGAATGATCCAGCAGAGGTCTCGGATGTTGCGCGATACAGGCTTGCCGCCTTTGGCCTTGGAGAAGTGCTTGCAGTCCGGCGAGAACCAGGCGAGCCCGATGTGCTTGCCACGCAGGTAGTCGAGCGGATCGATACGATAGACGTTCTCCGACAGGTGGATCGTCTCGGGATGATTGACAGCATGCAGCGCCAACGCATCGGCGTTGTGGTTGATCGCGTAGTCGGGCGAACGTCCAAGCGCCTGCTCGATACCCGTCGAAGCCCCGCCGCCGCCGGCGAAGCTGTCGATGATGATCGGATTGCCCCAACCCTTCTTTTCCGCGAAATCATAGATGTCGTCGACGGACATCCCTTCGAACAAGGTTTCCCTCAGCATTCTGCCCCCTCGGCACCCGCACGCGCCGCCGCCCTGAGGTCCTGCGCGGCGATATGCACCTGCAGGACAATCGTTTGTGGAAGTCCGCCATCAGCCAGCCGCTTGGCAGATGCCAGCGACACGACGGCGTCGAGATAGCCCACGCCCGCGAGAAGCCCTGCGCCCTGCAGGATTCGCCGGATGGTCATGTGTTCGCGGTACATCACCGCGTATGGGCAGGCGAACAGCCAGTCCGCTCGCTCCTGATGCGTGCCGGCATCCGCCAGCAGTTCGACGATCGGCAGCATGCCCGTCATGCGAAAGCCTCGTCGAGCGTCCTACCGGCCCTCAGCGCCTTGACGCCTTCGACGGCGCCCACGGTCGCGATCATGTTGATGCCCTTGCCGGAGGCCATCCACGCGCCATCGCCGGCAGGCTCGACGAGCCCTTCCGCCACGAAGGTGTCGATCAACGCCGTGGCAACACTGGTTCGCAGGCCGACGCCTTGGCGAAACTTGACGATATCGAAGGGCTCCAGGTGCTTCATCCATAGGATGGCGCGCATGAACTCTTCCTCTATCCGCTCGTCGAGCGACTTGCGCGGCGTGGTGCGCGTGTAGTCCTCGTCGTCGAGATAGTCGAAGACGATCGGGCCAGCATGGCCGCCTACACCAGGCGCCAGAAGCGGAGCCGACTGATATCGTTGCCAGTCGACGCGGATCGTTTCGAACGTTCCATTGCCGAGGCCATAGAAGCCCTCGTCGTTCCGCTCCCAGACGAACCAGGCGGTATTCATCTGGCTGCTTGCCTTCGGCCCATCCCACCCGTCCCGGTGCATCATCGGCAAGCGACGGGAAAAGACATAGACGCGACTCGGCGGGTTATCGTGCATCAGGAAGACGCGGTCTGGATCTTCGAAACCGCACATGAAGTTGAGGTTCAGAAGCGCCGCCATCTTGCGTGGCTTGTGCACCTTGAGCGCGTGCGCGAGGAAAGCGTTTGCCACGTCGCCGTAAGGCGGGTTGGTGACGATATCGGTTCCTTCAGTATCGCCGGGCTGCGAGTGCAGGAAATCGCCCACCTGCTGCAGCTCGCCATCGCGCGTCACAACGTCCCGATCGCGCAGATCCGAGATCAGAACGTCATAGCCGGCATCTTCGAGAACACGCAGGATCGCGCCGCGACCGACCGCCGGCTCTTTCACGATCCCCGAGAAGCTTTCGAGCGCCAGAAGCGTCCTGGTTGCCTCGACGGGCGTCTCGTAGAGCTGATCGCCGCGCTCATCCTTGCTGGCAGACTTCGTGCCGATCGCATGCCCGGCCTCTTTCTTGAGAACGGCGCGGCTAGGCTCCAGCCCCTCGGCGACGCGCGTTTCGACGACGCGCTCGATAAAGCCCGGCTCGCGCACTTCCGCGTCTCGCAGTTTGCGCGCTTCGAAGACCTTGGCTTTCGAGAGGCCAACATCCTCAAGTCGGAAAAGGTTTTCGTCGGAAACCTTTTTCGGCCTGCCCTGTACGGCCACCAGCCCGGCCGCCTGCGCATGATCGTATTCGTCAGCGAGCGCCATCTTCGCGCGGCTTTCTATCAGCAGCGCGTCCGCCTGCATCCGCAGCGCTTTCGATATAAGCTGCTCGCTCGCCTGCATGCGCCGAGCGTATCCCGCCGCCGCCTTGGCCTGATCATAGGCGCCCGAGGCCAGCATCATCGCGGCATCGTAGTCGCCGTCGTCGAAGAGGCCTTGCGCACGGCGAATTATGATCGCCAGGTCGGACGCACCGCCGACCACCTGTAACTGCGTCACCGTCTCGCCAGGTGCGATCGTCTCGACAATCACGCCGCTATCTACGTCCGGCTGATAAACCCAGCCTGCAAACGCGGCCTTTGCCTTGCCCGTGGCGAAATAGAGATCGGCGCGAACCTTGTCTCGGGAGAGAAAGCCCTTGCTGTTGAGGAGGCGAGCGGCCTTGCACTCTCGTGGTGGACCGACAACGACCGAAAATCCGCCGGCCTCGTCGAGCGCGCGATGCATGATCAAGGCCTGCGTCGGGCCGAGTTTCGGGTGCTCCATCACTCAGCCCTCATCAATCGGTCGAGATAGGCTTCGCCCTTCTCGGTCACGGTAACGAAATGCGGATCGTCATTGAGCCGCGCGAGATAGCCGCCCTCCACTGCCCTTCCCACCGCGTGGCGATCGGCATGCAGCGAAAGCGGATACGCCCGGCGGTTTTGCCGGGCGTGGAGCCGAACGCGATACAAAAGACGCAGGCTGGAGCCAGTGAGGCCGGGATCGGTCACCATCATTCCCCCACCACTTGCAGACCAGCGCGAGCGCTTCCCGTCGCCTTGATGACGGCGAGCGCCTGGCGAAACTGAGATATGCCGCGCTCAAACGATGCCGCGTCGCGGTCCATTGAGTGCGCTTCGGCTGGAGTGACGATGCCGTCCGCCATTGCCGTTGCCCCTGTCGCCATCAGAGCTGCCGCCTTGTGCATCAGCTCCGAGTAAGACGTCAGGACATTGACGTTGGCCTTATGCTCGGCGTCAGGGTCGGAGAGGCGCCGCCCGCTCAGCTCCGCCATGGCCTGCGTGACTACTGGAACGCCGCAGTCGGTTTCGAGGGCGTACACGACGGAAAGCGGCATCAGGTCGGTGTCGCGCGCGTTGTTCATGCGCCCGATATGGCTTTCCGAGATCGAGGATATCTCAGCGGCCCGAGCGATACCGCCGACCAGCTTAATCAGGTCGCGCTGCGCAGCCTTGACCCGGTGGAACCATGCATCTGAAGACATGACAAATCCTTTCCCGCGCCGGGAAATCCGGGCGGTTTTTCCCGTGGTGGGAAACACTCGAAGTTGCGAAAACCCAGTCAGTTACCGATCACGGAGGGCCGGATGCCTGAGCGAATACAAAACTGGTTGCAGGGGCAGGATTCGAACCTGCGATATCGTGGTTATGAGCCACGCGGCTTAGACCGGACTTGCCCACCCTGCCGGGAAGAGAAAGCGCGCCGGACGGTGAAGGTCCGCCAGTCCGGCGCGAGTTGGCGCGAACATCATGATCGCGCGTCTGGGAGAGAATGTTCATGCGGCCTCCTCGGCAACCGGGCGAGGAACGCTCGCGGGCCAGTCAGCGCCTTCAGGCCAGTTATCCGAGAAATACAGCATCGCCTTCTCGAAGGTCCCGGTAGTTAGATCGCTGTCGCCATCAGCGATGCGATCCAACGTGGACCCTCGGTTCAGCACAATCGTCGACAAGCGCTGCCGGCCAATGCCGCGAGCCTGCGCAAAGATATCGGAGACCGTTATGAGTTGTTCTCGAAGTGTCATGACGACAGAAAATGCGGATCAGATTCCGCAAAGTCAAGCGATTTCGTTCCGCATGACTTTTCCACAAGCCGCGGATAGAATTCCGCTCATGGCCAGAACCATTCAAGACCGCATTCAGGAGCGGATGAAGATCCTTAACCTAAACCCTTCCAGCACCGCGATAAAAGGCGGACTGGATCGGGCGACCGTGCGCAAGATTTTGGAAGATCCCGGCCTGACGCCCACGCTTCCAACGATCCGCAAACTTGCAATCGCGCTTGAAACGACCGAGCAATGGTTGTTATCTGAGGACGGATCGCAACCCAATCCTGTCACGCGCTCCAATGATATTCGGGCGGCAAGCGTCACAATGCCTCTGCCCTACGAAATGCCCAAGGACGTGCCCGTGATGGGAACTGCTGCGGGTTCTCATCTGAAAGGCGCGTTTCAGCTTCAGATGGGCGATCCTGTTGATTATGTGAGGCGTCCACCTACTTTGATGCATGCGAAGAACATCTACTCGCTTTACGTTGAGGGCGAATCAATGGTGCCGCAATTCTGGCCGGCCGACCTGCTCTTCGTGAATCCCGATAAGCCTGTACGGACCGGCGACGCCGTCGTTATCCAGGTGCAACAGAGCGCCGAGGGCCATTTCGAAGCAACGCTCGGCATCCTGCTGAAACGAACCGCAGAGTGGATCGTGATCCAGAAGCACAATCCGAAAGCCGAGGTTCAGATCGCTCGATCCACCGTGGTCCACATCCACAAAGTGCTGACGCCCAACGAAATTTACGGCGTCTAAGTCGCCAAGACCCAACGAACCAACCCGGCCGAGCAGCCTGCTCCGCCGGGTTTTTTGTTGCGAATCACGGGCGCTCTGAGGAAGGGCATCTTCACGGTCAACTCACAATGTGCGGAATGCATTCCTCAATCCTCTTGACTGCGGATTGGTTTCCGCATATCCATTCCCCATCCGGTCAACTTCCTCCCTCAGCCGGATTGCCGCAATGGCAGCGCCGCCGCCCTTCTCCTCGTCATAGGGCGGCGGCGTCATCGGGAGAGTGGAGAACCCCATGAACACGAACGACAACGTCACCGACGCGGATCGTGAAGACCGCGACACCATGTTCCGACTCTACCAAGAGCGCGGCGCCATGACCGACAAGGAACTCGTCGCCGCCGGCATCAGCGTTGAAAGCCAGGGGCGCAATGCAGCCGCCGTGGCCGAGATGATCCGCCTGCACGAAATGGCCGAAGCCGCCTGAAGCATCCGCTTCGGTTTCCGCTTGTCGCGCCACCCCTCGCGGCGAGCGGGCTCCGAAACGGATGGAGCACCCGCCATGCAGCACATCACCATTGAAATCATGACGCAGTCAGCGGAACAGGCCGAAGAGAATCGCCGTCGGAATGTCCGCGATCTCGGAATTCTCGCGACGGCTCTTTTCATCGGCCTCTTCGTCGGCACCTGCTCGGTTTTGGTCCAGATGCAGCACGCCGCCGATATCGCGAGCCGCGTGTGATGCTGGACGACCTCCTCATTATTCTCGGCTCAGCCGCCGCGGCTTTTACCGCCGGCCTCTTGGTCGCGGCTGCAATCCTTCTTGGCCGGGCCGGATCGCTGGTCGCGCGCCTCAAATCGAAGTCTTGCCCGATTGCCGTCGACGACGAGCGCGAGCACTCACCCTGGAGACACATGTGATGAACGTCATCCACCTACCCCCCCGTCTGACAGTCGTGCCACCGGTTGCCCGGCCAGAGCCGCAGACAACAGTTGCCCACGCAGAAGGTCGCCTGCGCAGCGCGATAGGCCATGTCGCCGACGCCAGCAGCCACATGCTCGACGCCGCGCTCTGCAATGGTGACCGCGAACAGAACTTCGATCTCGCATCGGTGGCGATCGAGGAGGCACTGCTGGATCTTCTGACGTTGACCGCCCATGGCGGCGACGACACGGAGCTGCGCCAGATCCTGCGCGCCCGCCGCGCCGAACGGGAGCAAGGCTGATGGGTGTTCGTCTTCCAGATGCAAGCGTGCTGAAGGCGCACGTCGCCGCCGGCATGACCCGTGGCCAGATCGCCGATCGCTATGGTGTCCATCCGGATACCGTTCGCATCACGTTCCACCGTTATGGCATCGCGCAGCTCGCGCCCCGCCGCAGCAGCCCGGCGCAGCGCATAACTCGTCACCCCGTGAGGGAAAGCATCACGATCAAATCGGATCGCATCGTTTACGTCCGCGAGATGGTGGCTGGCGAGAACGGCGGCACGACGATCCGTTGCCTGTCGCTGCCGAAGATCTCGATGCACGTCGCCGACCTGCGCGACCGTGGACTGGCGGAGATCGCGGCATGATGCAGCTCGATCTCGCCCGCAAACTCCTCCCCGAAGCCCGAGAACTTGCCGGGCTGGTCAGCGAGGAGTGGTCGGAAACCTACAACATGACCGACCACTGCGCCGAGATCTGCGTCAACGACCGGATCAACGGCGAGGTCTTGCCGATCGCCATCATCAAGAGCGATTGCAGCTTTGACGACCGTCGCCTGATGATCAAGGCGCCGGTGCTACTTCGCGCGATGGTGGCGATCATCGAGGCATCCTTCGCCGAAATCCGCAGACTGCAGCCGACGGAAGACCCGCAGCAGGCCGAGCGCCGTGCGCGGACAGGCGAGCCGCGTCCGAAAGATCACGCGGCTGAATGCGCCATGAAGTGCAACAACCAACTGTTTCGCCGCTTCCTCACCGAGAAGAAGGGTGTCGCGGACGTGACGGACGGCGAGCGCATTGCCGTCAGCGTGCGCCAGCTGCTGCGCGTCGACAAGCGCAGTGAACTCAACCACGACGCAGGCGCCCGCAATCGCTGGCTTGATCTGCGCGCCGAATTCGAAGCCTGGAGAGGACACAACAATGGCTGAAGCAAGCATTACGGACTTTGTGAGCATTGAGGCCAAGGTGTTGGCGAAGGCGATGAAGTTCGCCAATGCGATCGTCGAGGTCCGCAACACCATTCCGGTATTGAACACGGTGAAGCTTACTTTTGGGCCAAAGGGCCTGGTCATCGGTGCGACAGACCTTGATATCTTGGTCTCAATCGAGGTGGACGAGATCGACGGCGCTGGCGAGTGGTCAACCTGCATAGCGGCGCGCGATCTTGCTAACGTCGCCGCAGCAGCGGGGACCACGCCGCTGCGCATAGCTCCCAAACGCGTCGAGCGCGACAATGGCAAGGGACGTCAGCGGCAGGACAGGGCCGTTGAAATCACTGTCGGCGAGGCCTCGTACGATATCCCCGCAGTGGATGCAGCCGATTTTCCAGAACTGCTCGGCGACCGGATGCAGCGCATTGAGCGGTTTACGAACGGCCAGTTCCCGGCGATGCTCAAAAAGGTATCGAATTGCATTTCGACCAAGGAAACCCGGTACTACCTGAATGGCATCAACTGGTCCGCAAAGCCACAGGGTAAGCGCCTGACCGCCACGGACGGACATCGTCTTGCGACATGCAGGTACGATGGCAACGAGACAGGCGAGGCCTTCTCGTACATTCTCCCGCGAAAGACCGTGAGCGTTCTCACAACGTTTCTTGATGGCGCCGACATTGAGATTTTTTCGATCGGTAAGGGTAATGCCATCGTCGAAACCATGCTGGACATCACCGCGCCAGCGGTGACGATCCGGACAAAGCTGATCGACGGCACCTATCCGGATTTCGATCGCGTCATTCCGAGCAACCAAAACCATCGGATCGACATCCGCCGGGAGGAGATGCTTGTCGCACTCCGCCAGGCCACTGCAATCGGCAACTGGCGCGGCCCCGCGATCCGGCTGCACGGCATCAACGGTCGCCTGCATCTTGAAACCAAGAACCCCGACGCTGGCAGCGCCAAGGTCGTCACCTCGGCGGCATGGCCGGACGGGATGTCAGAGATCGGCTTCAACAGCCGGTACATGGCCGACATGCTCAAGAGCTGCCAGGGCGGCGAGATCAGCATCGGCATGACCGATGCGGGCGCCCCCATAACGCTCACAGACGAAGACAAGGATGTGATCCGCGTCGTTATGCCGATGAGGGTGTAGACATGAGCCACTCAGAGAAGACCATCGAAGTCGCTGAGCGCTACCTGTCGCGACAGCCGGTACATACGACAAGCGCATCCGGCGAACCGCTATGGACGCGCGGCCAGATGCTTCGCGCGTTCTACGCCGGCCAGGTTGCCGTCATCGAAGACGAGCCCCCATCACCCGTTGATCGATTGAGGCCGGCGACCGCGACCTTGGGCGATGCGATGCCCGATGCCTTCAGGCAAGAAAGCGTCAGTTCCAGTTCGGACAGGATGCCGTCGACC